CCTAGAAGTTTTGCCTGGATTGATCCTTTAAAAGAAATGCAAGCTAATGTTATAGGATTACAAAATGGAACTATGACTTATGCCGATATATCTGCTAGTTATGGCAGAGATACAGAAGAATTATTTGAACAGCATCAAAAAGAAATAGAACTAGCTAAACAATATGGAATAGAGCTTGCTTATCAGCCATTTGGACAAAAACAACCTGTAGAAGCAAAAATACAGGGTGGAGATGATGACGATGAAGAATAACGATTTAACAAGTTTTGATTCAAATGAATCAGAAAAACATCCTTTACTAAAAGGTAAAGAGGAGAAAACTATGAATAAAGAAGATAGACATATCCTCAATGTAACAGAAACAGACGATGCTGTAATGGTTGAGTTTGCTAAACATGAGGATGCAGAACAAGAAGGTGAAGAAGTAGAAACAACTGAAGAAATCTCTATGGTTGATGAAGAAGATAAGGAAAGAAAGGTAATTGATATGCCTATTAAATATAGAACTATTGATTTATCAAGAGCTTCTTATCTTGATGATGAAAAACGTAGAGTTAGAATTGGTGTTTCTTCTGAAGAACCAGTTGAAAGAAGTTTTGGCATGGAAGTGCTAGGACATTCTGAAGGTGATATAAACATGGAGTTTATAGCATCAGGGCGCGCTCCCTTACTCTTAGACCACGATATGACTAAGCAAATAGGCGTAATAGAAGAATTTAAACTTGACGAATCTGCAAAAAGGACAGTTGCAGTAGTGCGCTTTGGAAAAAGTGAATTAGCTCGTGAAGTATATGAGGATGTAAAAGACGGAATAAGAATGAACATATCCGTTGGATACAGAGTCGACAAACTAAGCAGAATGGACGATAAAGATGAGACTTATTACAAGGCGCAATGGACACCAATGGAAGTTTCTTCTGTAAGTATTCCAGCAGATGCCAGCAGACTTGTCGGAGTTGGACGCTCTAAAGATAAACAAACTTTAAACACAAAGGTAAAAATAATGGAAAACGAAAAACAAGAAATTAATCTTGATGAAGTTAGAACTCAAAGTGTGGATGAAGCTAGAAAAGAATTTCAAAAAAATTCTAAAGAGATCATTGATCTTGGCGTAAGACACAATAAAAGAGATTTAGCTAATCAAGCTATTAAAGATGGTGTTTCTGTTGAAGAATTTAGAGGTGAGTTATTAGAAAATATTTCTAACGATGTACCTTTAGAAACTCCTTCAGAAATTGGATTAACTGCAAAAGAAACTCAAAGATTTAGCATAATGAGAGCTATTAACGCTATGGCTAATCCTACAGATAGAAAAGCGCAAGAAGCTGCAAAATTTGAATTTGAATGTTCAGAAGCGGCTCAAAGAGCTTATGGGAAAACAGCACAAGGCATAATGCTTCCTGAAGAAATAATGAGAAGTTGGAATCAAAGAGATTTATCTGCTGGTTCAGATGGAGCTTTAATTGGTGAAGATTACAGAGGCGGAGATTTTATAGATGTATTAAGAAATAACTCTGCTGTTATGCCAATGGCAACTATGCTAACTGGTCTAAGTGGCGATGTAAAAATCCCTAGAAAAAGCGCTGCTTCAACTGCTGCTTTTATTAGTTCAGAAGGCGGAGCTGCTGGTGAATCTGAGTTTACAGTAGGTTCTGTAACTATGACTCCTAAGACTTTAGGTGCATATACAGATGTTACTAGACAACTTATGATTCAATCTTCATTAGATGTTGAGAACTTAATCAGAAATGACTTAGCACAATCTATGGCTATTGCTATTGATGATGGTGCTTTAGAAGGTTCAGGAAGTTCAGGTAATCCAACAGGTATTACTAATACTTCAGGTATTAACTCAGTATCACTTTCAAGTGCTGCTGCTCCTACATTTGCTGAAATGGTTTCTATGGAAACATCAGTCAGAGTGGATAATGCTTTAATGGGCGATTTAGCTTATATAGTACATCCAACTAACTATGGAACTTTAAAAACTACTGAAAAAGCAACTAATACAGCTCAGTTTGTTGCTGTTGATGATGTAATTAACGGCTATAAAGTTGTTGTATCGCCTCAATTAACTGCAAATAACTATGTATTTGGTAATTTTAGCGACCTATTAATTGGAATGTTTGGTGGATTAGACATTGTTGTTGATCCATATAGCAATTCAACTTCAGGTACAGTTAGAGTTGTAGCTTTACAATCAGTTGATACTGCTGTTAGACATGCAGTTTCATTCTGTGCAGCTAGTTAATGGTAATTAGTACGAAAAAAATGGGTGGTTTAATAGCCACCCATCTTACAAAGGGAGAAAAAATGAAATATTTAATTTTACAAGATACAGTAGCCAATAAAGAAAAAGTTAAAGTTGGCGATGTTGTTGAACTCTCTATTGATGAGGGAAGATCACTTGTTGGCTATGGTAAAGCTGAAGAATTTAAAGGCAAAGAAAAAAAAGAAACTAACAGAAGTGTTGGTTTAGAAACTTCAGAGGTTAAAGCTCCTAAGAAAAGAGCTAAAAAATAAATATGGCTATTGAGAGTGCGGCTGATTTTTCTTCATACCTGGACACAACTACAGGTCATGGAGTTACAGGCACTTTTTTTGAAGTTCAATCAGTATTTTGGGATCAAAGAACAGGATTGATTGATACTTGGTTTGATATTGATTCAGGCGATGCCTACAGCATTAATATTATTATAGACCAAGAATATTTTAATATTGAAGGTGGCACTATACCTGTTGCGGGTTATCAGCCAAGAGCAATAGTTAAATCTTCAGACGTACCCTATATATCGCAAGAAGATAAATTAATAGTAAATGCAATTACCACAAATAAAGGCAATGTATTAAAGGCTGAAACCACATTTTTAATAAAAACTGTTGAGCCTGATAATACAGGCCTAGTTTCATTAGTATTAGAGGAGCAATAATGTCTCAATACAGAATGGAAACAGAAGAAGATATGTCAGCATACTTTGATATTAATTTTGGTCATGGTGTTAGTGCTGTATTCACACATAGTGGAACTGCAACAACTATAAATATTATTTTAAACAATGAATATATTGAGCAAGATGAAGGTGTTGGAGTAGAAGCAACGCAACCAATGGCATATTGTAGAACAATAGATATTCCTAATATTGCATTTGGCGATACTTTAAATGTATCTGCAATTAAAGATGTTGATGGTAATACATTAAAAGCAGCGCAAAACTATACAGTTGTAAATATACAAAAAGATAGAACAGGCTTTTCTGCTCTTATGTTAGAGGAGATATAGTAATGGCCAATCATATAAGACAACAAATAAGAGAAAAATTTGGTACAACATTAAATAATTTAACAACTACTGGAACTAGAGTACATGAGTCAAGAGTATATCCGCTTGAAACATTACCAGCTTTAGTTATCTATACTAAATCAGAAACATCTGAGCCTATTGTTATAGGAACTGATAGGCTTATGAGTAGAGATTTATCAGTGGTGGTAGAAGGATATGCAAAAGCTACTTCTAATTTTGACGATACTATTGACACAATAAGCAAAGAAGTTGAAGAAGCTATTGCTGCCGATAGAACTTTAGGTTCATTAGCTAAAGACTGTTACCTGGAAAGTACAGAAATAGAATTTAACGCGGAAGGAGAAAAGCCTTTAGGCTATGTTTCTCTTACATTTTTAACCAACTACTATGTCAAGGAAACTAACCCTGATGTAGCAGTCTAACAGGAGAATAATTATGAAAATGATTAGTCCAAATGGTAAAACTTCTATAGATGCAAACCCTGATAAGGTTGAATATCTAATAGGAAAGGGTTGGAAAGAAGAAGCAGCCCAAACAATAAAATCTTCTTCAAAAAAAACTAAAAACGAGGAATAAAAAATGGCAACACATAAAGGAAGTGAAGGTACAGTCCATGTTGGAAGCAACGCTGTAGCTGAGATCAGGTCTTACTCTTTAGATGAAACTGCTGATACTGTTGAAGATACTTCAATGGGTGATGCTGCTAGAACATATATAGCATCATTAACTACATTTAGTGGATCAATAGATGTTTTTTGGGATGAAACTGATACTAATGGACAGGTAGCACTATCTGTTGGATCAAGTGTTACTCTAAAGTGGTATCCTGAAGGCTCATCGTCAGGAGACACCTACTATAGTGGTACAGCATTAGTAACTGGTAAAAACATTTCAGCATCTTTTGATGGAATGGTAGAAGCTAGTATTTCAGTTCAAGGAACTGGAGCTATTACTACAGCAACAGTATAACCATGAAAGCTATAGAGAGAGCTAAGGCGCATTTTGCAGAGCAAGATGTAAAGGTAATCGAAGTTGCTGAGTGGGGTGAAGATGATAAACCCTTAAAAATATACTCTAAGCCATTGACGTTAGCTGAGACTTCTAAACTTTATAAAATGAGTAAAGAAGATGATCTTACGATGATGGCTTATGTATTAATTTATAAAGCACTTGATGATAATGGAGATAAATTATTTGGTTTAGATGATAAAAATGCTTTATTGCATCATGTAGATCGAGAAATATTAGTAGATACTGCAACTAAAATAATGGGACAAGAATCTATTGAGGACACGAAAAAAAACTAACAGAGGATACTAATTTATATGTGCAATATGCACTAGCTGAAAAACTTGGAAAAACCCTAGAGGAACTTCAAGAAATTAGTGTCCAAGAATATCAAGGATGGATAGCTTACTTAGAGTTAGCTGAAGAAAAGAGAAACAATGGCAAATAAAAAGGTAAAGTTTGAATTAACAGCAATAGATAAGACTAAAGCGGCTTTTGATAAAGTTACTAAAGGTCTTAAAGGTGTTGGCGGTGTGGCAAAAACAGCTTCTAAAGCTGTTGCTGGTGTTGGTTTAGCTGCTGCTGGTGCTGCTGTTGCTTTAACTGTACTTGCTAAAAAGTCTTTTGAATATATTGATACTATTGGTAAAACAGCATCAAGAACTGGTATTGCTACTGAGACATTGCAAGCATTTCAATTAGCTGCATTGGAGTCAGGAACAACTGTAGAGCAAGCACAAAAAGGTTTAGAAAAATTTGCTAGGTCTATTGGTGATGCTAGGAGAGGTTTAAAAACTCAACAAGATATATTTAAAGATTTAGGTGTAGCCATTGAAAATACAGATGGTTCTACTAGAGCTTTTGAAGATATCTTAAAAGATACAGCAGATGCGGTTTCTAGGTTCTCAAATGAAGCTGATAGAGCAACAATTTTAGCTAATTTGTTTGGCAAGGCTGGTATGCAGTTTACAGAAATATTTGCAGATGGAGCTAATGGTTTTGAATTATTTATAAAAAGGGCAAGAGATTTAGGAATAATATTATCTGAAAAAACCATAAGACAAACTGAAAAATTTAATGACACTATTGCAGTTATTGGATTACAGGTTAAAAACTTTATAAACAATGTCTTTGCTGCATTTGTACCTGTTCTACAAGTGTTTGCAACCAATATTTCAAATATATTACAAAGATCATCTGAAGCTGCTGGTGGTTTTGATGCTTTAGGCAAAGTAATAGCTATTTCAGTCCTTGAAAATGTAGCTTCTGCATTAAGGGCATTAGATGGATTCTTTAATTTAGCACTAAAAGGTATTTTTAAAACTCAGGATGTACTAAAAAAATCAGGATTACTTCCCTTATCTGAAGAAGAAGAAAAAATTATTTCTTTAGAAAAACGAATTAAAGATTTATTAAGCGTAAGAATTACACCAACAAAAGGATCACAGCTTTTACCAATATCGCAAGCTGATTTAGACTTGGTAGATGAACTGCAACAAGAGGTAACTGCATTAAAATTTGAAGTAGAAAAACCATTTAAAAAAAGCACATTTTTATTAGATACAGCAAATTCTTTAGATGCGCTAATTAAAGATTTTAAAGATGGTAAATTAGATATAGATGATTTTTATAAAACTCTTACTGAAGGTGGTATGGGTTTAACAGATCAAGCAAGCCCATTAGGAAGATTAAAAGCACAATTAGAGGATGTTCAAACTGGACTAGAAACTGGCATAGCTGCTTCAATGAAAAAATTTGAAGATACTTTAATTGAAGGCTTAAAAACAGGAAAATTTGCATTTAAAGATTTTGCAGACTTTGTAGTTGAACAATTAGCAAGGATAGCAATACAAAAAGCAATAATAGCTCCAATTACAGGCGGTTTTGAGGATTTTTTAAGCAGCATATTTGGCAAAAAAGCATTAGGCGGATCAGTAAACGCTGGTAAGCCTTATATGGTTGGTGAGTCAGGCAGAGAATTGTTTATACCTAATCAGGGTGGACAAATAGTAAGTAATCAAGATTTAAAACAAATGGGTGATGGACAATCAGCACCAACAGTTAATTTTAATATATCAACAGTAGATGCGACAGGTTTTGATGAATTGCTTGCATCAAGAAAAGGTTTAATAACTTCTATTATTAATAACGCAATGAATAATAGAGGAAGAATGGGAGTTACATAATGAGTGGTACATTTCCAACAAGTCCAAACTTTCAAGCACTATCTTTCCAGGATAACAGGCCTACTTTAATTAATCAGACCTTATCAGGCAAAAGACAGGTCAGACAAATAGGCGGTCAATACTTTACCTTTACAGTATCAATGCCACCAATGGAACAAGTAGAAGCTCAAGCTATATTTGCATTTTTACAAAAACAAAAAGGCATGTTTGAGACATTTCAAATAGGTTATCCATTAAATAATAAAGGCGTAAGCCATTCTGAAACTGATATTTTAGTTGTTGGCGCTCAATCTGCTGGAGATGCTGCTATAGCTTCAGATGGTTTTTCACACACTAACAACGCATTAAGAGCAGGTGATTTAGTTAAATTTGCTAATCATTCTAAGGTTTATATGGTTACAGGCGATATTACAGCTAGTGGTGGTGCTGCTTCTATAACTATATCACCGCCATTAGTGACTGCTGTTGCTGATAATGAAGCAATAACAGTCAATAAGCCACAATTTACAGTTTACTTATCTACAGGAGAAATATCGTATACAACAGATGCTTCAGGGCTTTATAGCATCTCATTTGAAGTGCGAGAGGTAGTAGAATAATGGGTAGGAGCTTATCTACAGCTCTGCAAACTCAAGTTTCAGCAGAAGCTAATAAAATTGCTTTTCTTGTTGAACTAAATTTATCAACAGTTATTAGAGCTACAGATTTTTATACAGACATAACTTATGACTCAGAGACGTATCAAGCTGGCGGTTCTTATCTAGCAGTAGATACAACGCAAGAAACAGGTGAATTAAAGGTAGATGAAATTAATATTAGATTCTCAAATGTAACAGACGAAGTTAGAGCATTAATTAATACTGGTGCTTATATAGATAAAGTTGTTAATGTTTATGTAGCCTTTATGGATTCTAGCGATGCTTTAGTTGGTGCTATAAATTACTTTACAGGCAAAATTAGATCAGTCTCTATAGCTGAAAGCACTACAGATTCTACAGTTAGTATTGTAGTTGCTAATCATTGGAGTAATTGGAATTTAACTAAAGGTAGACATTATTCAGATGAATCTCAACAAAACTTTTCTTCAGGCGATAAAGGTCTTGAATATGCAACACAAACTAAATCAGATGTAAGGTGGGGTAGCTAGTGTTTAAAATATTTGCAGCTATTGGAAGTGCTATAAAAAGCGCTTGGACTACAGCAACAATTATTGGTAAAGCAAATATGGTTTTTCAAGCAGCTACTTTAGCTATTGGTGTTAAAGGCTTCTTTCAAACAAGAGATATGCTTGCTAAAGGTCAAGACATACTTGCAAACAAAACAGCAGCAGGTGGGAAAATACCTGTTATTTATGGTAGACGTAGAGTTGGCGCGCAAATTGTATATATGGACACCGCTTCTAATAGAAGTAAAGATTTATTTATTGTCTACGCTTTATCAGTTGGTGAGTGTGAACAAATAGAAGGTACAACAATAGAACTTGATGGTAACCCTATTACTGATCCAAATAGATTTAGAGATGGTTGGTATATAGGTTCAGATAAAATTAATTCAGGCGCAGGTAGTCTTAATACTGCATCTCAAGTTGGAACTAACAATGGAACTGCTAGCGCTGGCGGTGGTGGTACTGATCCAACTAAAAGATATAGAGCTGTATTTAATCTACATCATGGAGCAGCTACACAAACTGCTGATCCAATGCTTGTAGCATCTATTGGAAGCAAATGGACTACAGCACACAAATTAAATGGCATAACTTTCATTGCGGCATCGTATGAATACGATACTAAGGCAATTTTTAAATCAGTTCCGCAACTAACTGTAGTTGTAAAAGGGCAAAAGGTTTATGATCCAAGATTAGACTCAACAGTTACAGGCGGTAGTGGTTCACAAAGATTAGCAACACCATCTACTTATGCTTGGACTGATAATGCTGCTTGTTGTTTCTTAAACTACATTACTAATGATGAATATGGTAAAGGCTTAACAGCTAGCGATTTAGATTTAGAGTCTTTTAGGGTGGCTGCTGTATTAACTGATACATTGGTAGATACACCTGATTTTAATGGTTCTTATGCTTCTACTACATGGAGTGCTAGTGGTGGCACAACTGCTACTAATGAAATTAGTTTTTCTACTGAAGCTCAATGGTCTAAATATAAACTAGGCGATACTTTATATCTTAAAAATAGTGGTGGCACTTTAATTGTAGATGGTAAAACAATTACTGATATTCAAAGAAATGCTTTTTATGGTCAATCTCAACAAAACATAATAATAATAGATGATGAAATTGATGATGATTATGATGATGAAGGCGGTACTTCAGTAGCAAAATCAAAACGCTTTCATTGTAATGGTTACATAGATACCAATAAAAATGTCATGGAAAATGCTAAAGAGTTACTTGGTAATATGCGTGGTATCTTAAATTATGTTGATGGCAAATATGAATTATTAATTGAAGATACTGGTTCTTCAGAATTTACAGTTACAGACGATCATATTATAGATGGCATATCTATTGATTATGGCAATAAAGATAATAGGGCAAATAAAGTAGTAGTTGAGTTCTTTAATGGCGCACAAGATTATGAGCAAGATACTGTTACTGTTTATCACAATAACAGCACTTCTACTTATAAAGACGATGATGGTGGTGAAGAATTAGAAGTTAAAGTTTCTGCTCCGCATGTAGTATCACCTTATGTAGCTTGGAATATGGGTAAGGCTGTATTATCAAGATCAAGATATCAAACCTCTATTAACTTTATGGCTACACCTGAATTATATAAAGTTAATGTAGGCTCAATCATTACAGTTACTTATGCTGGTCTTGGTTTATCAAGCAAATTATTTAGAATTGAAACTATGGACTTGCAGGCAAATGGCTTAATATCTGTTAGCGCAATAGAGTATATTGATATTTATACTTGGGAAATACCACCAGTTGAAAGCGTACCACCTAAATCTGATCCACCTACAGGCTTTGAATTAGTAGTACCAACAGGATTAGCTTTTACAGATAGTAGTGGTTCTAACCCTAGAGCATTTTTAGCATGGACTGAAAATACAGATTATCCTGCTGATGAATATAGGGCTACTGTTTTAGATAGTGGTTCTAAACCAGTAGTCAATAAAATAGTAAATGATAACTATGTTTATTTAGATTTATTGGCTGTAGGAAGTTATACAGCAACAGTTACAGCAATTAATAGTGTTGGTTCTGAAAGTAACCCTTCTTCAGCTTTATCATTTTCTGTAGCACAAGAGCCTATCTATACAGGCGATGTTCAAGATGGAGCTATAACAAATATTAAAGTTAATGATATAGATGCAACAAAAATAACAGCAGGATTAATTAATTCAGCTAGAATTAATGTAGATACTCTTAATGTTAAGAGCTTTGATAATGTTAGCTCTACTATTGTTAGTCATGTAACAGCAGGTACAAAATTTCCTTTAGCTAGAGATGGTCAGGCTTATGTGCAAAGAACCTCAACATATACAGGAAGTAATGCTTCTTTTATTCCTGTAACAATTACTGAAGTTAGAGATAATGCAGGATATGTAGCAATTTTTTCAGGAGTTCTTGGTAATGTTAGTGGTGGCAGGGTTCAATATTCTTTAGATAATTCTACTTGGGTTAATGCAAATGGTAATACAAATATATATTGGAACGCTGGTACTTATAGAGGATACACATACGTTTATACAGGTCAGATAACTACACTATCTACATCTCAATCTACTGTTTATTGGAGAGTATACTTTTCAGGTAGTTATAACCATACTCAGCTTTCACTTAATGTAATGATGGATAACACACGATAATGAATATGTTTACTATATACAATTTAGAAACTGGTGAAATAGATCATTCAACTTCTACTGTTGCACAAATTAATGAAGTAGGATTGTTAGAAGGACAAGGTATTATTCAAGGCGATTATCAGCCTAATCAATATAAAATTGTTAATGGCGAAGCAATACAAAGAACTGATAATATATTAGAAATACTTAGAAATAAAAGAAATGAATTATTAAAAGAATCAGATTGGACACAATTAAATGATAGTCCTTTATCTGATACTAAAAAAGCAGAATGGCAAACATATAGACAAGCATTAAGGGACTTACCAGCAGATTATCAAGATACTGATAATATTGACGAAGTTGCATTTCCAAGCCTTCCGCAATGATATTAACTTGTAATAAATGTTTGTTTCTTAGATTTATAAATATCAAACTTATGTATAATACTTAAAAAGAGGAATTAAAGAAAATGGCACAACATGATTATAATTTAGCTAACCAAACAGGAGCAGACTTTAGAGCCGATCTAAACAATGCTTTATCAGCCATTGTTACTGTTAATAGTGGTTCTAGTGAACCCTCTACAACATTTGCTCACCAATTATGGGTAGATACATCTAGCAATGTATTAAAAATAAGAAATACAGCAAACGATGCTTGGCTCACTACTGGTGTTAGTGTTACTGCATCTAATACTTTTGA